GTAGCGCTTAGGTCGGGGATCAACGAACAAACGTTGAAGAAGATCCGCTCTGGTCGCTCAAAAGAAGTGTGGAGAACAACAGAAGCCGCCGTGCTGCGCGTCCGCCCGGACGATTACGGGCCGAAGCAAATGGTGCGCTCAACGTACTGTAGAAAAATCGCTCAAAAAATTCGTGACGCTGGATACACGGTAGTAGAGATAAACCAGATGATGGGTCGCTCTCCCCACCCCTCCCCGCTGATTAGAGGCAAATGGATACGGATCGAGACGCAGGACAAGTGGGAAGCCCTGTACTTGGGCCTCTTCAAGCACCCCGTGCCATTCAAGAGGCCGACAGAGACTAAGTTGGCCCATGACGTTCGGAAGGGAAAAGTGTGACTCGGCAACGCATGTTCTTAGACATCAGCGTCGTGGATGCTGCTAGGGAGAGAATCCGGCACGTCTACGACACGTTCGACACCGTCTGCGTTCAATTCTCTGGCGGCAAAGACTCAACAGCAGTTCTGTACCTCGCAAAAGAAATCCATGAAGAACGCGGCTTGGGTCCGGTCAAGGTGATCTTCCGCGACGAGGAAATGGTTTCCCCGGCGACCATCAAGTACATCGAAATGGTGCGAGATTTCGATTGGGTCGACATGGAGTGGTACTGCTTGCCGTATGGCGCAGAAGTGTGGGTTTTGGGAAGACGCCAATCCGTTGTTCTCTGGAGCGACGTCCGCAAAGCGGAGGGGCGCTGGGTCCGCGACATGCCCGAAAACGCGATTACGGCCTACCACTTCGGTCTTGACCATTCCGAAGGTCTGCCCGAATCTGTTGATTACTACACCATGCAAGGCAAGAAAGGATCTACGGCTTTCATTACCGGTGTTCGTGCGGCTGAATCCATGATTCGCTACCGGTCTTGCGTCCAGAAACTTCATGAAAATTATCTGGTTCGTCCCTACCGCTTGAAGCGCGGCATCCCCTTGCAGTTCGCCAAAATCATTTATGACTGGCAAGTCGATGATGTTCTCAAGTACATCACGGAGGAGCACAATGCCCCATACTGCGAATTCTACGATCTCGCTTCCCTGACGGGATCAAACACTCGCGTTGGCATCCCGCTGCACTCGGTCGCCATTCGACGTATCGGTGACGTGGTAGCAACGGAGCCCGAGTTCTACGATCGTCTTTACGAGTGCTTCCCGTACATTGACGCTCAACGTCGCTGGTGGCCTGAGTTTGATGTCGAGGGTGTCATTGAATCTTTTGCTGAGCGCGGGTGGGACGGCGTGAAGGAGTTCATCAACACGTTCATGCTGGGTGATGAAAAAAAGACTCGCGCGAGGGCATACGTGGCGGAGTTCCGCAAGAAGCATAATGCCGACCCGTATTCGTACCCCTTGAACTGGCTTGTGCGGAATCTGCTCCTCAACGAATTGACCGTCACTGCGGCGTCGCCGGTTGGGCCGAAAACTCGCGCCGACACGCTGCGTAAGAAAGCAAAAGAAAAACTTGCCGAACAGGAGATTGCTGATGCAAATAGTTGATGTTGACCCGGAGGAATTGAGTATCCCTTCATGGCACGCGACGTATATTCTTCGACCGGATTTGCTGGTTCTCGCAGAATCGCTTGGGACCGATGGAATTTTGTCTCCCGTGGTAGTTCAGCGGAGCACTGGAAGAATCATCGATGGTTCTCAGCGAGTGCGTCTTATTTTGGGTAATAAGCACTTGCGTGGCATGTTCCCGACCGTTCCTGTTCTGTATAAGGACGTAACGGACGTTCAGGCCATGACGATGCACATCCAGTTGAACCGTGGACGAGGGTCGATTGTTGCGAAGTCTCTATCTTCGATCGTTCGGAAGTTGTTCCGGTCGCGCGCGATGACAGCAGATGATTTCATCCGGAAATTCAATATGCGTGGTGACGAGGTTGAACTAATGCTCAACCCGTCCATTATTAAGCAAAGAGCCGTCAAGGAACATAGGTATTCTCGTGCTTGGGTTCCTGTCGAAGCGCCACCCGGAACGGTCGACAGCGCAGGTCAGGAAATTGAGACCCCGCCCAACAAAGACAGGTAATTACTGGCTATAAGCCACTGCCTCTGGTGGTACAATCGTGAAGAACCTCAAGGAGTGTGATCATGGCTGTACCCGGAAGAGGACGCGAAACAGTAAGACGGCCCGGGCGTATTCGTCGTATTGGTCGTTCTGTCGGTCAGGGCGTTGGTCGAGTAATTGGCCGTAACACCCGTCGTGACGAGCGTGTCCGCGACATCGTTCGCGAAGCACTTCGCCGTCGTCGGGGGTGACCCTTAGGTAGTCACCGATGTTGGTATCAATCAATGACCTGATGACGTATATGGACATCTCATTTTCGCTGCGTCAACAGGATGCGGCGGAAATGGTGCTGGCCGGTCTTCAAAGCGAACTAGAGGCATATCTCCGCCGACCGGTAGAGCAGGCCAATTTCGTTGAGGAGCACACTCTCGACTCCAACCATGTTGGCGTCCCCATGTCGTCGTTCTTCTACAACACTTCACTTGACACGACGATGTCCCCGATTACGTATACCCAACCACCGACAACAATTTATCTCGACAATTCTCCGATCAACTCTGTAAGTCAGGTTCGGCTCAAGCCAAACCTGAATGATGACTGGCAGGTCATGGAGAACGAGCGAGATTACGTTGTCCGAAGGTATGGCGTTGACCTCTTCAGAGGGTGGGCCGATGACCGAGTCGAGATCACCTACAACGGCGGCTTGGACGGAACACAAATCAAAGTTTTCAAACTTCTGATCCTTCGTGCCGCCACACGCGAAATGCAAAACATGCACGATGACGTGGTTGGCGTCAAAGACCTTGAGTCGCGGAACGTTGCCCCCTTGGAGACAGGATTCTTGGAAAAGGAATTGATGTCGGTCAAGAAGTACCGTCGCGTAAGGGTGGGCTGACATGGCTCGCACTGGGCGCTACTCGGACGTGGATTGGGATCCATCAGAAATGGACGACAAGGTCGGTGACATGCAGCACCGATCCGACAACTTCAAGCCTGTTTTTCGCGAAATGAAAGACTACTTAGAAGACGCTTGGGCTGGGAACTTTTTAAGCAACGGCTTGCGTGTCGGCGGATGGCAACCCCTCGATGCGAAGTACGCATCATGGAAAGCGGTCAGGTATCCCGGAGCGCAGCCGCTTGTCCAGACCGGGGAACTTTTCCGAAGCATACGCAATCTAAACAGCGCTGATGTTGAGATTGGGGATCGGGAAGCGAGTTTTGGGACCTCTATCGAATACGCAAAATTTCACCAGTACGGCACGTCGAAAATGCCGAAACGTGAAATTATTTTCCAGCCCGAGGATTTTGAGCGTAAGTGGGGCGAATTGACGGCACGTTTTATTGCCGATGGCGATACTGGCCTGAATGTGACGGCGATCTGACATGGATTTGATGCACGGCCCCCAGTTCGCGAAGCAGTACGTTACAAGATACTTGGAACTCGACATGCCTCAACGGCTTGTGTCGTACCGCAACGGTTGGGGAATGGACGACAGGACTTTGCCTTCACCGTTGAAGTACCTGACTTACGAGCCCATTGCACTTGACGCATGGCCGACGATCATTACGGTTGTCATATCGACGCTCGGCATGGAGCGGATGGATTACGACAGATCTCACCCTATATATCGTGTTGGTTACAACATGCGCACTTACGTCTGGGTTCGTGATGGTGGTTCCGAGCAGGCGACACTAATGCGAGATCAGTTGACTACTGTCGTCCGTTCTGCCCTGTTAGATCGGCCGTGCATGAAAGCCACTGACCCTCGCAAAACGTTTATGGCGATGATCGACGAGGGAACGCTTCGAGAAGAATTCTCTGATTTGACGTTGCTCAAGGGTGACCGTGTTTTGGCCGGGTCGTATTTGTCGTATCAAATGCACATCAACGAGATCGTCGCGCGTGAGGACATCGGCCATGTTTCGGAAATCGAAATCACCACCACATACCCAGACGAGCAAGGAAATCTTGAATCATGAGCGAATGCAGATGCAGAGTTTTGAAGAATGGTGTGCCCGACGTGTTTGGGTTCGGCATTGATGCTTCCGGGATGGTTGCTGTGCACAACGTTTCAGCGAACGTTTTAGAGGTTTGCGATGCTGGCCACAAGGTTGAACCCGGACAGGTCATTTTGGTTGACCCGGCACTGCCTTTAATCGTTTCTAACCGCAAAGGAAAGCGCTTGATCCTTAAGGCTGAGTTCAACTCAAAGGGTCAAATTTCCAAGAGCAAATAAGGTATACTGAGCACATGGCAACGAAGTTTTTCCAGATTTGTGACCGCGCGACGGCCAACCATGCCAAGACAGACGGCAAGGTCGGGTTCCAGAACGTGTCGCTGCACTCGCAGCAGGTTACCGAGCAGGGTAATCGCATCGGGCCACAGGAGCACGGGATCGTCGACAAGGTCGATTCGGTGTTGCAATCGCTCATTGATAACGGTGTTTGTGTTGTCAATGAGGTCGAAGTTGTTCCGCCTCCCAAAAAGGCGAAAGCAAAGGCGTCAGAACCCGCTCCGGAAGAGGAGCCAGCAACCGAGGAACCTGCTGCGGAAATTTCCGTGGAAGAGCCGGATGCTGCAGCGTCAGATGGGGATGGGTCTGATACCCTATAAGGAGCAGTTGCAATTGCTTGAAGAGATTCTCTGTACAATTGACAGAGGGTTTCGGAGAGTCAGCAGACTTAGAAGAGGAAGAGTCCTATGCCGGGAGTCGTAATTTCAACAGCAGTTCGTACGGGCCCCACTGGGACCACGGTCCGCGAGTCTTCGCAGGCCTTCTTCGTCGGAATGGCCGAGCGCGGCCCACACGACGTCGCTACGAGAATCCGCAGCATGGAGGAGTTCGAGGCCGCCTACGGTGGCTACCAGTCGTACTCCTACCTGTATGACACGGTGGACGTCTTCTTCGAAGAGGGCGGAACCCAGTGCTATGTCGCTCGTGTCGTCGGACCGAACGCAACCGAAGGTTCAGAAACCCTCGTCAACGACGCTGGTGACAACGCAATCACGCTGACCGCGAACGGTCCGGGTGCATGGAGCGCAAACGTTGAGGTTGAGGTTGTGGCCGGAATTGCTGCCGGTTCCCGTCGCCTCAAGTTGTACTACGACGGCGCTCAGGTGTTCGACACCGATGACTGCAGCACCGTCGAGCAGATGGCAGGCCGGATCAACTCCAGCAGCCTCGCCAACCGTTACGTGAGCGCCACGGTTGTGACCGCTTCTGTGCTTCCGTCGGTCACGGCGGCTCCAATTCCGACTCTGTCGGCTGGTGATGATGACCGTGCGGCTATCACTGACACTGAGCATGCGACCGCCCTTGCGCTGTTCTCCGATGCTCTTGGCACTGGGGTTGTTGCTAACGCCGACAGCACCTCGGCCACTGTCCGAGACGGGCTGATCGCTCACGCGAACACCTACAACCGGATTGCTTTCGTGTGCGCCCCTCTTGCGACGACCGCGACTGATGCCGCTACGGCTGGACGTACCGTCGCTGCCAACACGGCAAGCGCCGAGCATGGCGCGATGTACTTCCCGTGGGTGCACCGCCCCACCGCGATTCCCGGTGTCAACCGTGCGATCCCGCCTTTGGGTTACGCCGCTGGCGCTCGTGCCCGCGCCCACAATCAGGTCGGCGCTGCTCAGCCCGGTGCCGGAATCGTCTCGAACGCCCGTTTCATCAACGGCGTCGAATTTGACCTCGACAAGGCGGCCGGCGATGCGCTGGATGCCGCTCACGTCAACGCCATCCGCACGATCAACAACACGATCCGCATCTACGGTGCGCGGTCGCTGTCCGCTGACACTGCGAACTTCCGCTACTACACCGGTCAGGACATCGTCAACCACGTGGTTGTCGAGGCCAACCGGTCACTTGAGGATCTTCTGTTCAGCGTCATCGACGGACGAAACAACATTTTTGCCAGCGTTGAAGCCAAACTGATCGCCATTCTTGAGCCGCTCCGCGTCTCTGGCGCTCTGTATGAGGCTTTTGACGAGAATGGCAAGCGGATCGACTACGGGTACACGGTGAAGTGCGACGCTTCACTGAACCCGACCACGCAACTTGCTGACGGCCTCATCAAGGCCAAGGTCGGTATGCGTGTGTCGAGCGTCGGCGACAAGATCGAAGTCGACATCGTAAAGAGCAACTTGACCGCCTCGGTTGTCTGACCAAGGGAGAATGACAGATGGCCAAAACTTCACAGCGACAGATTCTCGCCGACATCGCGCCGGTTGACACCAACCACCCCAAGTGGGAGGGTTTCCGCTTCGCGCAGGTGTCGGGTGGCGAGATCACCGCGTCCGTCGAAAAAATCTATGAGGGTGGTGCCAAGTTCCCGACGGTTCTGTGCGCCCCCTTCGAGATTGGCGACATCACGCTTACCGCCCACTACGACGACGATTTCACCGAGAGTGACGGCGCTGCCGGTCTCGCTCGCAAGATCGCCCAGTTGCGACCGCTCGTCGGTCAGGCGTACTACAACGTGAACGTCAAGACGTACGACTGCGACATCGAGGTCATCGGCACTGACCGTGTGTACCCGAACGCGCTTTTGGTGGGGATCACCGAGCCCGAGGGTGACTCGTCTTCGGGTGCTCCGGCGACCTTCGCTCTCACTTTCGCGATTCAGAACGTCAACTCGGCAACCTGATCGCTCGTTTCGAGCGGCCATTGAGCCGTTCGTTCTAGGGGCCTCATTCCGTTTTCCTCCTGACGGGATGAGGCCCCTCTATTTACCCCCACTTCCGCCATTTGGCCTGTGTTTGTGCTACGTTTCGCGGTATGCCTGAACTCTACGAAACTGATGATGACAAGCCGACTGCTGCGCCTGCCACTCCGCTGGCTGCTGCGATGCCGGAGGAAAGCCCGCTTCAGCGTTTGCGTAAAACCATTTCCGCGAAGGTTGAGCGTCCGCTGGTCCTTTTGGAGGTCCCAGACCGTCCAGATGTGTGCCTGAGGATCAGCCCGAACATCTCGCAGAAAGCGATGAAGTCGTGGCGCAAGAACGCTGGCGAAGACACCAAAAAGGGCTTGGATCCGACGATTTTCGCCTCTTACGTGATCGGCCACACTACTGTTGGTATCGAAATCGACGGTGAAGAAGTGTTTGATGATGACGGTCACTCGCTGAACTTCGCTTCTGCCGACATTTTGCAGTCAACTGGCACTACGCGGCCGGTCCCTGACGCTGTTTTGGCGTTTTTTAACACCGATCCGCATGTCGAGTCTGCTGCTCTCGCTATTTTGGAGGCTGCAGGGTACGGCGAGACCGTTGATACGGTGGACCCTACGAAGAACTCCTAGACGAACTAGCCGACGACAACCATGTCAAGTCGGCAGCAAGACTAGGAGAATTGTGGGGGACCAACCCTCTGGACCTTTTATCACTTGATGATGATGACTGGTTGGTATTACTAGCATGTGCTAAAGTGGTAGAACGGGATCGCGAGGAGCAGGAACGTCGCAGAAACCAGAATAGATCGTAGGACGGACCCTGATGGCAGATGCAAATCTTTTAGTTCGCATCAGAGCCTCGGGCGAACGAAATCTTGTACAGGTTAGGCGACAACTTGACCGCATCACCGCATCTGCAACTGCCGCCGGTTTAGCACTAAAAGCGTTTTCGCGTGGTTATGCCGACGACCTGAAATCTCGTCTCTCCAAGACAGAGAATCGGTGGAAAAAGCATTTTGACGAACTTGACGGCATGGTCCGCATGTTCGGAAAAATCACCCTTCGTGGTCTAAGTCTTGCCCTGAAGGCTACGGCTGCCGAGTTCGCCCTAGTAGGCGCCTCAATGGTTGCTGTACATGGCTTATTTGCCGCAGGGCAACAGATAATGCGTGGCTACCATGCGTTCCTCAACGTTGTCGCTGCTGGCGCGGCTGCTGCCGCTGTTGCTATTGCTGGTGTTGCGGCTGCCCTTCGCGAGCAAAACGCGGCGATGTTCGCCTACAAGGCTTCTGGATATAGCCAGTTCGGAAACAACCTCAATCAGGTCCGCGTCATCATGCGTGGTCTGGAGCGTGATTCACGCTTGGCTTCGGTCGGAGTCGAGAATCTACAGGCTGCTTATGCTGCCGTTTCTCAGCGCTCAACGTTTACGCAAGGCTCCCGAGGTCTTCTTCGTGGGTTGATGGACTTCGCTTCGGCTGGTCAGCCCATTGAAGACGGGGTTAAGGCAGCCGGTGAACTTATCGGCGTGTTGCAAGATCCGAAAGCGTCGTTTGCGGAGGTTACGAAAGCCGCTGAGGCGTTGGGCCCATCGATGAAGAAAGCCTTGGAGGAGGCCAAGAAGCAGGGCATCGATACTGCGGATGAACTGAAGAAAGCGATTCAGGACGGTTCGCTTTCTGTTTTGGGCGGAGTTGAAGGCCAGTTCGATGCGGTGAACTCGACGGTTATTTCGGTTGCTAAGGCCGGGTTTAACCAGATTCGTGCGGAGTTCGCGGATTTGGGTCAGCCGCTCCTTGCGCCAATCAAAGAAGCGTTAGATGAAGTAACTCGGGTTTTCACACGAACGTTTATGCGTGTGCGTGGCGAACTTGTCAAGTTTGGGCGTAGCGATTTCGTTGATAGCATCGTTGGGTTCGCGGAGAAGTTGGAAAGCATCTTTGTCAAATTGTTTCGAACGTATCTGCCTCGTGCTGATGGGATGATGGAACGTCTCGCTGACAGGTGGGATCGTTTTACCAGAGGCTGGAATGATTTGAAAGAATCATTGCGTCCGCTGATTAAGGGCGCACGAATTCTTGAACAGGTTTTCAAAAATATTTTTGGTCCTGTTTGGGAACAAATTAAAGCCACGTTCACGACCCTTAACGTGCAGTTGCAGGATAACGAAACTCAACTTCTTGAGTTTGGCGACAAACTGGGCGCCATTCTTGTCACTGCAAAACAAGTGATCGAAACGATCCGCGAACTGTTCTTCAAATCGCTGCCATTCGTGAACAAACTTCTTGAAGGTGTCCGCGATGTCGTTCAGATGATTGCCGACATGCTCAAAGGTTTGTCTGACACGTTTGGCGGTTCTGGTTTTGGAGCGTTTGCAACCCTGATGGGTATTGGCATTGTTGGCCGTGGGATGAAAAACACTAAAGGTGGTTTTCTTCCGCAAAGTGTCCAGAACATGAATGTGAACGCCGGAAATGTAACTGTTACTGGGTTTACTGCCGGTGGTCAGATGAACGCTTTGGCTGCACGTAACCAGCGTCTTGTTGGCAACCCGTTGGGTCTTTCTCCTGCTGCTGGCGGTTCGTTCTCTGGGCCTTCCTCGCCGATTGGTGGTGGCGCAGCGGCAGGATTGCGTTCAAGTAGGAGTTCTGGGTTTGGTTACACAATGCTCGGTGGAACCCGGGCGGCAAACCAAGCGTATTATGCTCAAACTGGGCAGTTGCCCCCATCGTTCTTGCAACGTTTTTCTGGATCTATGGGCCCGCGTGCAGGACGTGATAGTTATCAGTTTAAGCGCTTGATGCAGATGAACCAGCGCCCATCAGCGATGATGGGAACGATGCTGGGTCTCGGCATGTTGGGCAGCATCATGCCAGAAGAAACGCAGGGCGCTATGAATCTTGGCGCGGCGGTTGGTGCTTTCAACCCGCTTGCCGGTCTTGCTGTTGCTGGTCTTGGTACGGCGTTGACTTCGGAGAACGAGGCTGTCGGAATGCTGGGCGGTCTTGGTGGCGGTGTGGCTGCGGGCGCAATGGTTGGCGGTCTTCCGGGAGCCATTGTGGGTGGTGTTGCTGGCGCTTTGGTCGGTGGCATGAAGGCATGGTGGAACCGGAATGAACGGAAGAAAGAAGAGGCACGCGAGGTTGGCGCTGCGGTAGCGGAAGATCTTTTTGGTTCCGTTCTTGAGGGTATTGCCGGCGTCGGAAGTATGGCCATGGGTGGACCGCGTGGACCGTTGAGCATGAACCGAGAAAATCGGTTGCGCGGAATCGCGGATCGTGCCGCTTACAACACCAACATCTTTAAATCTGGTCGCGGAAGCAGGAATGACGAGAACAAAGCGATGAAGCAGCAGATCGATGATCTGTACAACCAACAGGCGAAATATGGCATCGAGATGGAGGAAGCCGATTACCTGAAGGCTTTGGAAAAGCCACGAGAGTTTTTGATGACACTTAGTGAAGACGTTTTGGCTATGGCTGACTCGTCCAAACTTCTTCGCGAATCATATGACGCCAGAATGGCGAACAGGTGGACTTCCGCTCTCGGTATGACTGAGGATGCTGTGATCAGTTTGGCTGACGAACTCGGTGTCAACTTGTATGACGCCACGAAGAGCGCAGATGAAATTCTGTCTCAACTCACACGCAATATGGTTCATAGTTACAAAGAGTTGGAGCACGCATTCTCCGATGCTGCAGCAGAGGCTATTTCCGCTCTCGATGTTGCTATTGCACGCGAGGAAGCGCCGCTGGTCTTGAACGAAGCCGCACAAAACATCAAGGACATGATTGATGAGGGTGGTTTCAAGGATGCGGACATTATCCGCGAACTTCAAGCCATGTACGGCGGCTATCTCGATTTCTTCGAAGGTGACGCGATTAAGGCTGGGGTTGCGTTCCAGCAGGAACTTGTCGAGGGTGGCGCTTTCGGCCAAGGCAAATTGCTTGGTGGCGGTGAGTACGGGTCAATCGTTCAGCGGATTGTGTCTGACATCCCGTCGTTGATCCCGACCGGGTCAATCGGGGAAATGATCCGAAACACGATTGGTGCACAAGGTTTCGAAGTTGCCGGAATGCGTGGCAGTGATGCGACGTTGGATCAGGTCCTTTCCGGTATGACCACTTCTCAGTTGACGACTTTGTTGTCTGGTCTTGAGGGCGCTGGTGACTTCAAGGATATGGATGTCGGGCAAATCCAAACCGCCTTGCGCAACATGGGACTTGATGTGATGATCCAATCAATTAAGGATCAGAGTGAGAACGATGCGCAGACGTTTGAGGATGCGAGCGATAAATTCCAAAGTTCCGTAAACCGGTTGATTAATGCTCTGGACGAAGCGGCGATCAAGATTGCGGGTGAAGGTGACACGTCAACTCCTCGTGGAGATACGACATCGAGCAGGTTTGCTAGGACAATGTCAGCACATAATTCGCTCTCGTCGATGATTGCTGGCAAGCAGATTGTTACTTCAGGGTGGCGAAACAGTAATCTTGGCTCTCCGAGTTCGGATCATCTGTATGGTCGAGCGCTCGACTTGACGGGCCAAAATTTGGGTCTTTACAAGACTGCGGTTGAGGCTCAGGGCGGTTTCGCCGAGTTCCACGGTTCAAATGGAGGACGCCACCTTCATGTTGTGCCTAACGTTGAGGCACAGGGCGACTCGTCGTCCCCGGTCGCTATTGGTATGGGTGGCTCGGGTGGTTCTGCAACCTATAACTATACGATCAATGTGAATGGGGCGGGGGCTGACCCGCAGGAGATCGCGGAGACTGTTATGACTCGTATTAAAGCGCGTGAGCGTTCTGATCGGGAGCGTCGATAATGGCATCGT